GTCGTAATGTCTAAGCCAACGCTCCGAAGAGCACCCTGTAAAATGGTCCCTGCAGATAACTGCATAGCCATATTGCAAAGTGGTTCGGATGCAATCGTTCGAGCCGTTTCTCGATTTTTTGGAACGGTGTCAAGTTTAGAACCTTTCATTATGTTAAATGCTCGACCTGACGCCTCATCAATGAGGTTTAGGTGAGGATTCAAACGACGCATTAATTGCGCGAAAGGTAAACACTTCTCAGTTGTAGAAAACTCTTGTTGAATTTTATCGGCAAAATGGGTTCCTGCGATACCATGACTGGTTCCAGGACCAAAACGCCATAATTCGAAAACAAGGGGCATATCAAGGGTTGACTGGATCGCTCCAGTCGAATCCTGTATATATCTTTCGAGTGCTCGATGAATAAACATTCGAGCGTTAGATAGTATATAAGGATCAACGATAGGGTTAACAGTACTAACATAAGCATTGAGCTTAAGAAAGTCTTGTATAGCCTTCTCGTTAAGACCTTGATCAGATACGCGCATCTTCTTTTCAGAACGTGCGAGTAACCGTGCAATAGCAGGTAATCTGATATTTTTCTCATTGAGATCTTGACATAGTTTGGTGTGGTAAGAGCGTAACCGTTCATCACCATTGACAGTTTTCATTAGAACATCTCCTAAATGAAAATAAAGGGAGTCGTTTAAAGGACGCCAGAAAGAACAGTATCACCGATACCTGAGGATTGATTGCTTAAGATACCGATATGACATGAAAGCATAGCTTTTATGTCTTCGGGCTCATAAGTATCAGTACCTGCAGGAACTTCGATGGTAGTCGTGATTCTGGCTGTTAAGGGTACCTGATTAGCTGCAGGACTAGCACCTTTTCTGGTGATAATCTTGTAAGTGTTATTAGGTACATTCTTAACAACCCCTGTCGTGGCATTTGCCTGTGGCAACTGACGCAAGGTGGCGGGGCGGAACATAGTGACAGTAAAAGGTTTACTGACAGTATGAACGTCGACGCCAACTTGCGTACCTCCAACTGCTAATATAGCAAATTGCTTTGCATTATTATTAGGTGGGGTATCAGTTGTTACAGTGTAAGTTGGGCTGGTTAGGCCTGCTACGGTGGCGCCATTAACAGCGCCTGTAGGTGCGAAAGACATAGTAAGTCTCCATTGGGTTGATAAACTACTTATTAAGTAGACTGATTAAGTTCAACAACTTAGTTAACGAGTGCTTCCCTACTGCATCAATAGACTTAAAATTAAGTCCAATATGCGGGATAGAGCCAAGTGAACTACGTGTAAACGAGTAGCGTTTGACAGAAGCTGGAGTCATTAATTGTGACTGAAGTTTCCATCCAACAGTTGAGCTAGCCCACTCAAAATTCATTCGAATTTCTTCGGTGTATTTTGTAGATAGACTAGTGTAAATCGTATTACCAGAACTTGATCGGAATTGATCTTCCAAAAAAGCACCAGTATTAGTGAAATAATCAATGAGCCAAGAATAAGGTATGAGTTCCCAGACTGCGGGTATAATTTCCCCGAAGTTGAGACCAAAATGCTCACTTAAGCCATAATTATTATCACTGCGCAGATTCAAGCGCACGCCTGCAGCATAAGAATACTGTAGTCGTTTGGTGATGCTTCCAGAAGCTCTTGCCGTAGAGATATTGCTCGTCGTCATTGTGTGTCCTGCAATTGCAGTAACCCAATCCGTCGAAGCAGTGCC